GACGGTTTTGAAGAGAATGTCTGAAATATCTGAAGCCTCATCTGCGGACTTGCCGTATGCATTGAGTACAGCAGTGATACCTTCAGAGGAAGCCTTCAATGAAGCATTACCCGCGGTGGCAGCGATTGTTGCAGCTTCAAGGACCTTTAAGCCCTCAGCACCTTTGAAAGACGATGAGTTGATGTTGAAGAGCGCTTCAGCTAGAGCAGATGGCTGCTGACCTAATCGTTCTGCGATCTTCAGCACTTCAATGGAGGTTGCCGCGAGCTGCTCTTCTGTCTCTTTAGCAATCGTATTAACGTTTCGCATCTGCTTTTCGAAGTCGATAAAGAACTTCGTACTAACAGCAGACAGAGCGATAATAGGAAGAGTCAGATTCCGGGTTACGCTCTTCCCAACTTTAGAGATGTTCTGGCCCACGGTGACCGTACTGGCTGAGAGCGACTTCAGATCCTTTTGGGACCGCCTAACCGCTCGACTCAGACCAGTCTGATCACCACCTATAATGACATTAACTGTTCCTACATTCTTAGCCATGCTTTTTACCCTTTGAAGCTTTGTCGTTCGCGTTGTGTGTTTTCACGAAAGACTTCCACTTCATTAAGATCTCCTGTGCAGGTTTTCTGACTACTCTCTTAGGTCCAAAACGCAAGCGCACTTCTTCGATGTCGTAGTGCTTGCCTTTCTTTTTGTAGGGGTTCGAATTTAGGATAGTTGCTATAATGTACGCATTTCGAATGTCGGAACGATCGGGCTCTAGAGGACTGATTCTGTGATATGCTTGCCATCTGGTTAGTTCCGCTGAATCAATTTCCTCAATGATCTCTCTTTCAGTCTTTCCTAGACTTAAAGCGAGCTGCATCCTGAAGAGGCTGTCGGGCCTCTCTAAGAGTTTTTTGTTTCACTTTTAACCTCTTCTTCGCCGATCTTATTGAGAGCGCTCGATTCCTTAAAGAGCTCCTGAATGATCCCGCCGTTTTTCGCATTGATCGCACCAACATCCTCTTTGGTGAATATCCGATCAAAGTTCTCATCGACGATCGTCATCGATAGTAACAGCGCTTTCAGCCCTGAGATGTCCTGAACCTCCGTCCCTGCACCATTCGTCTTGGTTGATTTCGCACAAGCTGAATCAAAGATGTCTCTTGAAACACCATCCATTACGATGAGGCGCACAGACCCTTCCCATCCCTCAACTTCAACATCTTTATGCTCCCGATCTGGGGCACCTAAGATTTCTTCCCTACTCAACAACTTTGGATCTGACATGGTTAGTCCCTCTTTTTTATTATTACGTGATGGCGATTGCGCCATCGACTTTGATGGTGATTGCTGCTGTCAACTTATCCTCGAAAGGAGCTGACGGTTCGAACCCAGTCATGAAACCAGTGAACGTCCAAACGGAAGCACCGCTGTTCGCATAGGTCATAGTGATTACCTCTGGATCTTCATGAATCGGAGGAGCAACGGCTGGATCATACTGAACATCCATTGCCAACTCCCCGTTATCGGTAAGCTTGACGGGAATGAAGTTGTGATCATCTATGGTCCCTTGATGGGAAACGTTCACACTCTCTCTCGTCGAGCCCGGCGGTGTTATATCGAGCATCTCCGCCAAAAACCCAGTGGCGAAGGCGATCACGATACCTGTACTAATAAAGGCCATCTTTTAGCCCTCCTTTGTTTGTGTTGAAGCGTCTTGCTTTTGTTTAAAGTGCAACGCGTTATTTTCGATCACAACATCTTCATAGCGAGCTTCAGAAATGGTTTCCCATTTGACGCTTCTATGAGGATCCGTTTCCTTCTCTTCATCGGTCAAAGGTCGCTTCTGACCCATCCGCAAAATACGATCGTCGCTGAAATCCACTCGACACATGAGACTACCATCAGTGGGCATCTTCAAAAGGATCTTCGGATTGCCTGCATGAGAAGTCCATCCATTCTCAAAACAGTGATCGAGCAGCTCTTGCTGTTTCTTTTCGCGCTCAGCCATCTCAACGATCACATTTTTCTTCTTCGTCGTCATACTATCTCCTTCCTCCAAGCCGTGAAGCTCTGAGTATAATTGAACCGGTTATTTTCATCTTGGCCGAAGAGGAAGATGTTGTCATCAACCACGATCGCACCGTACTTGGATCCATTCAGATCGAAATTCAACTTCCCTCCCAAAAACTTCTCAATGTCAAATGCCTTTTGATACGCTTCTCTTTGATCATGCGCTCGCACCAGAACCTTGAAAGTATCTTCTCGTAAAGGGATTGCCCCTGCGTCTACGTAATTTGTGCGAAGCGATGGGGACGCAACCAGAGTGATAGTCGTATCTGGATTGGTGGGCTCGAACCCCACATTGAGGCTCCAGCCTTCCGCCGCAGCGAAAGTACCAATGCCCTCCTCAACCAAAAGGTCTTTGATGTCTACTTCAACAGCCTGCATTAGTATCCATCCTTTTTGAACTGCTTCTCAATCTCACCTACAATTGCTTTTCGATTCTGCTTCAATGCTCTCTCTAGAAAAGGATTACCAAAGGTCCTGACTTCTCCTTCTTCAGTCAGCGTGCCCTCATGGACATACAGCGCGTAGCTCGCTCCGAACCCCACAATCACCGCTACCTTGTCCCCTACGGGTGGTGGGAGCATCTGTAGAGACTCTCCGACCGCAACCGCATATGACTCCGAGACCTCAACCGCATCATCACCGGTGAAGGTCTTTACTGGAGGCTTCTGATTCTTGGACCAGACGGTATAGGCACTTGCTCTTAGATTGCCCAGATCAACTGGCGCTTCGATCTGAGCTTCTCTCTGAATCCTGAGGCCCGCGCGAATGAGTCCTTTCTTAGAAACCCTTTTAAGAGTGCCTAGTTCTTTCTTCAAACCGATCAAAGCCTCCTGAAGGCCTAGCAGTCGTATGGGTTTTCTAGCCATTAGAGAGTTGAGATCCTTACAAATTGGTCTGCTAGAATGGTTGGTATCTTTTCGAACTTCCTGATCTCATAAACATCTGAGTTATTCTGAGGATCCAAATTCGTCCCCAAGTCTGCCAGAAGAGCGAGCTTCAAAAAGCCGCCTGGCTCTAGATCGACCCCACTCATCACTTTAGCGTTTGATACAGTCTCGCGCCCCTCAGTATCGATGAACTGCTCGGTCAGATCATCCCAACGAACCTTGAGAGCAACCGGGGCGACCGTGGTATACCCGCCGAAGCCATCATTCGTGGGGACGCCCCAGTAAACGGCATCCATGACCAAAACTTTCTCTATGATTTTGATTGTCATTTGTTTAGCTCAGGAGAGATGACTCTAAATGTAGTTGAGGCTGCCGTTCCATCTTCTGCTTGTTTCTGGAGGGAAGCGAGAGTCCCCGAATAATCAAGAATCAAAGCTTGCTGCCCGTATTGAGTCTGATTGAAATTCAAATCTACCTTGTACTGGAATGACTGAGCAACTGGCCCGGCCTTTTCAGAAGCTGATGCTATGTCCCTGATCCTGACAAAATGAGCACTAAGCCATCTTTCGATTTCTTTCAGAGTAGCAGCGTCTGTAATCCCTCCCTCTGTATTCACTCGATTGGTAGTTAGATTCGCGACGATGATAAACGTATCTACTTCCGCGTCGATGATCGTGGTCTCAACAATCTCTTTCACTTCTGTTGCAGTCACTCTAGCCATTTGATCGGCTCCAATACTCAGGGTTGACGAAATCTTGAACCGCTTCTTCTTTCCACTCCAAGTTGAGCGACTCTATCAGGGCGATGATCTCACTGAAATCTCCCTGCACGAATTTAGTGGGCCAGACCTCAGTGATGTTCAATCCAGCATCATGCATCTCCTGGAATCGAACCTTGTGAGCATCCACCCATTCCTGCCACTTAGCAGGCTCTTTGAAAGCATTCATGAAAGAGGTCTTCATGCAGGAGTTGACGATGTCCTCATCATGCCGCCGAACGATGACCCACTTCGCATCTGGAAAAGCTTTATGGATCTCAGGCCAGATCAAGCACATCTTCGCACCCTTGTAGTACCAAGCTCCGTCCTGATATCCGCTGTAATGCATAATCTGTTCGATCTTCTCTGCAAGATTCGCAAGAGGCAGAAGCCGCGTAGGATCTGGAAGGGGTTCCTGCCCCTTCGGATCACATCCATTCAAAACGAGATAAGGCTTGATCACCTTCTCGCGGATCTCCTCATTCTCGTACATCCCTTTCTTATTCCACATAGTAGGGCCCGAGCAGTACCCACCAAAAGCGCCGCAGCGGTCGATGATCCCTGCAGTCATTGAAGTACCTGATCGAGCACAGCCTGTTAATAGGATTGGAGAAATCATGCTACCCACCTTTCTTTTAACCATTTGAGGTTTTTAACTTCATGAGGTCTTGGAGGCCCATGAAACAGTACGATTCGAGAATTCTTAGGGAGAGCGCGATAGCAATGCCTTTTGAAAGATTTCACCCCAGTGACATAGGATTGGATCTCTTTCACCTTGATCCCCTTCGAAATAAGCTGTGAGCAGGTGTACATCTGCTCCAATTTATGAAACTGCATATATTCGCTAGGAGCGCTTTTAAACTCGTTGTACAGCCAGTACCAGTCGCCATTCCATGCCGTGATGCCTGAAGCCCACTGGCCATTGCGTCTTCCCGGGCTAAATGGCTTGATCATAGCGAAATCCTGATTATCGAGGGTTTTGATGAAATCAGCTAGAGGATCCAATGAATCGACGATAACTGTATCAAGCCCCATCATCATGCAGGGGCCGACAAATCGAAAGATCTCGATCAAGCTCCACCAACCCTCCCATCCATGAATCAAAGGGAAATACATGTCGGCTTCATCGCTAGATCTTTTCAGAAGATCTGGATCATCTGTGAGGCATATGAATCGATGATCGACCGAAAGGTTTCGATGGACCATTCCTCGAAGACGATCGACATAATCAATCCCATCGTAATCCCCGCCGGTCTTGTAGACGCAGATGAAGTTCACCGCGGGTCCTTCCATCACCCATTTATTGAGATCACTCATATGAGATGCTCCTCGGGGACGGTCCCACTGAGAAGTGCTTTCTCACCATGAATGATTGTTCTGGGAGCTACGTTAGAAGCGACCACGCTTCCAGCTCCTACCAATGCATTCTCACCCACGATCACCCTGGGCATGAGTAATGCCTGAGCACCAATCCTAGCTCCGCGCTTTATTGTGGGTCCTTCAAGAACTGCATCCCCGCGGTTGTGCGAAAGGATATTCCAATCATTCGCAGTGCAGACGCAGGGCGCTATGAACACATCTTCATCAATGGTGGTATTCTTCGTGAGGTAAACCATGGCTTGGACTCTGGTTCTATCCCCGATGAGGACATTCTCTTCAAGCACTGAGTTATGTCCGATGCAGACATCATCACCTATTCTACATCCAGTTCTTATGACAACATTGTGACCTATGAAGACATTGTTCCCAATACGAACCCCTTCTTCGATGACAGCACTATCAGCTATTACATTTTCACGATCCGACACAAAGCACCTCCTCTAACTCGACCATTGGAAAAAGGTCGATGACTGAAT